AAATGCAGAGATTGAAGCATATCTTCAGAAACTGGTACAGGAGATTGCGGAGGATAAGGGATTTACCGTTCATTTGTTTGAATGTGGTGAGGGAGATTATGTCCACTGTTTTGTATCAGCCCCTCCGAAATTATCCATAACTGCGATCGTGAAATATCTGAAGGGGATCACTGGCAGGAAGCTGTTCGAACGTTTTCCGGAAATAAGAAACCAGCTGTGGAAAGGAGAGCTGTGGAATCATTCCTATTATGTGGAAACGGTCGGATCGGTATCGGAAGAAAATATCCGCAGGTACATCGAACATCAGAGCAAAGCTTACTGATACTATGGAGGAGAGGAAATGCTGCTGTCAAAGAAAACATCCATAAAGATCAGCTGTGAATATGCGAATCTCATCGGACATATGTGCTACGCAGCATCCAAGCTCTGGAATGTCTGTAATTATGAGCGCCAGCATTACAAAGAAACAGGGCTGGGGCAATATCCGGACTGGTATTATCAGAAAAAAGCCCATAAAGAAGATCTGTGGTATAAACAGCTCCCGTCCCAGACTGCCCAGGAAGTCTGCAAGCTGCTGGATAAGGCATGGAAGTCTTTTTATGCCTTGAAAAGGTCCGGTGGAATTGAGTCGCCCAGACCGCCGCGGTTTAAGCAGGATGGGATTCCCATTACCTATATGCAGATGGGGATCGTGCATGAGCGGGATACGGAGAAAGTCCGCCTGTCCCTTCCAAAGGCATTAAAAAAATATATGGAAGGAAC